AACCTTGTGCTTATACTGAAGATTATCCTCGTATAACAATTGCTATGAATATTAAGGTTTTGCAGTACGGAGATGAATCAATATGAGTATTGATGTTTATGATAATTTTTTTACTGAAGAAGAACATCTTTTTATTCTTGACTATTGTATCAAAGCATCTTATTTTTATGGAGAAGGTGGCGGTTCAGATTCTAATTCTCCAACTAATTTTAAATACTGTACTGGATTAGTTCACGAAGTTTATCATCACACTGAGGATAATCCATTATCAGATGAATCACATTTAATTGGAGGAGACCCTTCAAAAATTGTTAATCAAAAAAAATTGTTTGATCTATTTTCAAGTTCAATAGAAACTCAATTTACACAGTATAAAACAAAAGATATTACAAGAATTTACATCAATTGTTTTGCCGCATTAGAAAAGTCTTATTTTCATACTGATGGAGAGGTTGGAACTACATTTCTATATTATCCAAATGAAACTTGGGACTTAGATGATGGTGGAGAAACCAAGTTTTTTATTGATGGGGGATTTTATGGAATTCCACCCATTCCAAATCGTTTAATTTCATTTGATGCTAATTTAGAACATACGGCAACACCTTTTCGTAATCGGCATCGCTTTTCAATTGCCATAAAGTACGGTATTCATTATGAGGAGTGTATATGATTGAAGTGACCGATAATTTTCTATCACAAGAACAATTTGATTTTGTTTTGGAATATTGTAAATCTTCTGTGTATACCTATGGTGAAGCAGATGATGAAAATCATCCGCCTACTGGAATGGTTCATAACATTTCAGAAACCGAACCAATTTATAATTTATTTAAAACTAAAACTAAAGAGTTTGTTACAAATCTCAAATTGTACAGGATGTACATAAATTGTTTTGCTCCATCAGAAAATCCTTATTTTCATACTGATGGAAGTAGTGAAGAAGTTACATTTTTATATTATCCAAATGAAACTTGGGATTTGGATGATGGTGGAGAAACTCAATTTTTTATTGATGAAAGACTTTATGGAATTCTGCCTATTCCAAATCGTCTAGTTGCTTTTAATGCAAGTTTACTTCATAAAGCAACATCTTTTTATGATAGACACCGTTTTTCAGTTGCCATAAAATATGGTGCTGGGTGTCCAGATTAAAAACTGGCACAGGGGGTTCTCAAGGGACCCCTTTCCTGCTATAATATCCAGGCACTTCAAAACATTATGACTAAACCAATTTTGTCTCCAACTGAATATGATACACTTTGCAATATTCTTGAGTTTTGTTGGGAATTACTTCGCAACGAACCAGAACTTTGTGAGCAATCAATTGATTATAGTGATAACTATGATGATGATGGTAATCAAATTGATGTAATTCGAACGGGTCAATCTGGACTTGGATTTTCTGAAGCATTTGAATATACACTTGATAATCCAAATGCTAAAAATATTATGGTGATGGTATCTAATTTAATGTATAAGTTGAACTGTAATCCTTGTCTTGCAAATGGTTTTGGTAACACTTGGGAAACTCTTGCACCTCTTGTAGATAATAACGAACGTCATCATTTGGAAGAACTTAGTGATGATCCGGATGTTACGACTCAAACACTTGAAGGATATGTTATCGAAAGTATTGGATTGAAAAATAAGGTTGCCCGTCTCCAAGAACATTATGAAAATGTAAATGAAATTGGTTATATTCAAGTAGATGATAATCTTTGGATTGATGGAGGTAATTCTGATCTTATTCCTTAAACCTTAAGACACTTTTCAAACTGGCACAGGGGGTTCTCAACGGACCCCTTTCCTGCTATAATACACAAGTAACCAAAAGAGGAAACTCAAATGAAGTATCGGGTGATTTTTATTGCCGGTAATCAACGCCAAACAGAAGAAGTATATGCTAACAATCCTGCTGAGGCAAAAAGAGTTATTGAGGCACGAAATCCAAACGCCAGAGTTGTGAATGTCACATGCTGACCCCTAAAATACCAAATACTCCTAATTATGATATTCTGAATAATAAACCTTCAGACCCTGCCGGTTATGTAACTAAAGACGGAAAATGGGCAGCAGTTCCTTGGGGTAATAAGTTCGTCATTATCTGTAATGGTGAACAGGTTCATACCTCAAACAATCTCACAACTGCCAAGGATTACATTCAGAAAAAAGTCAAACAGACTCCACGAAAGCGGAGTTCATCATCCAGTCTTGAGAACTATCTATGAAAAAGATTGTCTTTCTTCTGCCTCTTCTGTTCATTCAACCGGCATCGGCAAATGAGATGATGATTACTGTGAATGTGAATCGGGTTTGTGCCGCAATTGTGGGCATTCCTTATGCTTCTGATAATTTTTCGGATGCTGAATTCCAAAAATTTAAACAGTGTCTTCGGTTCGTTCGTCAGTTTGATGGAGTTCAGTGATGGAAGTATTTCAACAAACCTCTGATGTCCCATATGACCGTCATAACTACGAACTTGTCCTGAAAAGTGGCAAAACCGTATTTTTTGACGATTGGGAGGGCGTTCAGGGGTATTGGTTCGTTCACAATCAAATCCCCGATTATTTGGATTATGTAAATGCCCTTGATAAACCTAAAAAGAAATCTAAGGCAGTCGGGTTCTAAATATACTCGCTTATAAAATGGAATAATGACTCAATCCTCATTTGAAATACTTCACTTTTCTCAAAGAAAGTGGAAATCATATCACGAACAAGGTTGCTATCGTATCAACCTTGTTTTTCGTGCATCTGATACTGATGATGAATACTACAGCACAAAGCAGAGATTTCTGAATGAGTCTAAAGAATGGAAAAAGTCTGAGATTGTTCAGGATTTAGACCTTCATCAAAAGTATTCTGATGGTCTTCGTATGATTAACAAAAGGACAGGGAAGGATTTATTTGATGAAATGAAGTATGATGAACCAGAAGGAAGTGAAGATGATTCAAAACTGATTCCTCTTGAATTCATAAATCTCAATAATATTGAAAGAGAAGATGTTTATACCAAAGGATATCAAGAAAACTGGAATACGATGTTCCAATATAATGAGAAGTTTGATGTCTTTCGGTTTTATGAGTATTTTGAGATAAATCCTGCCACAGAAGGTATCATTGCATACATCAAAGAATTACAGCAGATGTCTAATCCTGATACATATTATGCAGGGCAATTCTTTCGTGCTCTCAAATCACTAGAAATTTTTTGGGACTAAAATGACTCCATTTCAATCTGCCTGTGTGGTAATATTTGGAATACTTGCATACCTTATATGGGTAGATGAAAATATAGCAGTATATTTGACTCTTATTTTCAAAATTATAAAAATCAATACCGAAAGAATGTTATGGATGATAAGACTTCATCCAAAAAATCCTATTACAAACCTGATGATGAAATGGAAGTATGAAAAACTCGCAAGAGAACTTCAGGCAGAAATGGAATGTAAAGCAACTGAACTCAACAACAATAGCAAGATTATTGAGTGAGCTTGAGGGAGTTTCATACTTACTTGATTGTATTGATGAAGAAGACTTTGAGATCATAACTCAACTCAAGAAAAAATACTATAAGATGTATTTTTCTATGCTAAAATCGGAATGACTAATCCAATTGAAGAACTGGCACAACCACCCCCAAAATGGGTGAAACTACCCCTATAATGAGTATATCTAAAACAGACCGATGAACCGCCGATTAGTCACAGTCAAACCCAAATCCAGTAAGGCAAAGAACCGTCTTGCTAACACGATGGAGGGTAATCCTCTGTGTGTTGTAGAACAGGATACTGGTGGTGAGTTGTTTCTCGCATCAGCAAATCGCAAATACTTTTTTTGGGTATCAACTCGTGAGGGTGTAAATCGTTTTGGTGACAAAGCTGACGCACACTGGGAGGTATTATGAGAGTGCGCGTGATTTCGGATTTACATTTAGAGTGTTGCGAGCACGGTCACGGTGTTCCTGATCTGGGAGAAGGTGAAGTCCTAATTCTTGGTGGGGACATTCTATGTGCTCGTCATTTTAAGAAGGACGGACCTCTTAAGAAAGTTTATAAGGACTTTCTACAAAGGTGTGTAGATAACTTTGATTGGGTTCTGTATCTTGCAGGAAACCACGAAGCATATGGATACAACTACGAAGGAACTTGGAATGTTCTTGCAGAGCATCTACCTGATGGTATTCACCTGATGGAAAATAGTGTGGTGAAAATCCAAGATTGGAATTTCATAGGTTCCACACTTTGGACTGATTTTCGTAATGAGAATGCTCTGGAGATGATGGAAGCTTCCCAATGTATGAATGATTATAAGGTCATTCGTATTGGTTCTAACTACCGCAAACTAACTCCCGATGATACTCTCAAGTTTCATAAGAAATCTAAACAGTTTCTTCTGGACACTCTACCTATATTTGAGAACCAAAAGGTCTGGGTTCTTACACATCACGGACCTTCTTATGAATCCGTTCATCCAAAATATAGAAGTTCTGGAATTGCGAATGGTGCTTATGTAAGTGACCTCGATGATTTGATTTTGAATAATCCTCAAATCAAATACTGGAGTCACGGTCATACTCACGAGAGTCTAGATTACAAAATTGGTAATTGTAGAGTTGTATGTAATCCTCGTGGTTACTACAACGGATATAATAATGCAGACCTGAACATTAACTTTGATCCTAACTTTGAGGTGGAACTATGAAAGTAAAAACACTTGTGATACTAGAACAAGCAATCGAGGAGGGTGTGCGTCGTGGTTGGCAACGTGCTCATAAGCATGTAGAAAATCCTAATGAAGGGTCAATCATGGCACATCTTGAAGAGTGTGTAATGGCACAAATTTACGAATACTTTACCTTTGAGGACGAAACTTATGTCTGAACGCTCACAAGCATTTATGAACGCAGTATGGGATTGTAGGAACAATCAAGGTGCCGATACTGAAGAGAAATTGGTTTCTGCAATTCTACAAGTTGCCGCAGAAACTGTAAGGTTTTATACTGCTCAAGACAATTTGATTGTTCTGGATAAAAATGATATGCTACAACTCGCACAGGAACTTGACGAATAGTCAAAGTCTTGCTATGATGACTGAGTATCTGGAACACTTTGCCAACATATGATCAAACCCATTAAAGAAGAGTTTCCTCACGGAGATGGATTTCCTATTAAAATTACTCATAAGGATGGTAAAGAACTAAAGGATGTCAAGACCTGTTATTTCCAGACCGAAGACCACGCTCAAAAGTACATTGCCCGCAACAACTTTAAGAAAAAAGATTATACAATCACCTATAAAAATGGATGAAAAGAAACTGATTGATGATTGCTTTTATATTGAAAAAGCAAGATGGGATGTATATCACTCCTATAATAAAGAAGAAAAACGACTTATTACATCACTGACTGAAGAAGGTTGTATTAATGCTACTAGGTACTATATGAAAGGTCTTCAAGAAGGATTTATGGAAGTAATTACTCATCAGGGAAGTGTGGATGGAAAACTCTGATTATCCATATCATACTCTGGATTACACCACACCTTGGGCGGAATTTTTGGCATATGCAGAGATTTGCCATCAACTGAATGTTCCTAATCAACCAAGTGTGGGTAGATTTATGAGGTATAGGAATTATCTTAAAGAAATTGGAGTGCTGTAATGAGATTTAGATTATTTGATTGGTTTCTCAAAGATTATGAGATGCCTGACAAGCACAAACTTATCGTTTTTGATGAATATGATAATGAATATTGTCTTGTGGGACTTTGTTCTTCTCTTGCCAAACAAGTTCTACTACTTGCAGAACGCATTACTACTCTGGAACAAAAGTACGAAGGTGCTCTTATAGACATTAAGCGTCTTGAAGAAGAGAATATAGAAACTACCAATTGCTTATATGAAAATGCCAACTCTATAGATGCGGTTGATGCCCGTATAGATATTCTTGCCGAACATTGTGGAATTACCGAAGATGTATGAATCGCTTACAGTTTTTGAACGGGCACTCGCTCGGTTTGGTGATAAAGTGGGTCTCATTGCAGGACTTGAAATCGCAGATAAAATGTCGCCAGAAGACGCTTACCAGCAAATCAAGGAACTTTACAAAGAACTTAAGACTCTCCGTAAGGAAGAAAAGTCCGACTGGGAGTCCCCAAACTAGAGTCTGCTCTAAGTGTGGTGAAGAGAAACCACTTGACGCAGAGCACTATCAGGTGGTAAAATACTTTAAAGAAGGATTTAGTTTTTATTGTAATGAGTGTAACAAACCCAAACCAAGAGATTGATACTCTTAAGATTACTGAAAATGCCGATGGTTCATTTACGATGGACTGGGACAAGGAAGACCCGAACTGGAAGTGGTTAAATGGGTTGACTTCTGCTGAGATTCAGGTTATAGTACAGCAAGCAGTTGAGGAGGAACTCAAACGACATGGTAAATAAAGTCTGGGAAACGATGAACGAACTTGAGATGATTACATCCAAGATTTGTTCTGCCCGTGAGATTATTGATGCTGCAATAGATAGGATTCAAGAACATCAATACGATAAAGCAGAAACTATGATGTCTGCTGCTTATGAGTTTCTTGAATACTATCTGAATGAGTTTGATGAAAAGTTCAAACTTGCCTGGCAAGAGACTGTTGTTGCCGGTAAAGAAGAGAATACTGCCTTTTTTAATGTTGATACGGCAGGAAATATGACTCCTTCTTATATTTCTCCAGTCACCTGCGATAAAGATGACTCATCACCAGAGTGTAAAGGTGCTTGGAATAACTTTTGGGACTCAGAAGAAGTAAAGGATGATTGTATGCCACCTTGGGGACATAGTGACTTGGAGTATCTTATTGCAAATTCAAAGAAAGATAAAGTAGTCAAGTGGCAACTTCCTGTAGAAGAAGTGGAGAATGGTGATACTGGAGAAACTGAATACTTTATCACCTTCCCCGATGACTTGTTGGAAGCAGCAAATCTTAAACAAGGTGATGATGTAGAATGGGTGGATAGGAATGATGGTACTTTTCTTCTGCGAAAGATTGAAAAGACCTTAAATCACGATGAGGCAATTGCTGCTGGTTGGACTATGACTGATGATGGTTTCTGGATTAAAGAATGAGAACTATACAAACCTGTGGTGGATTTGATGGTGAAGTTTATAATATCACCGTTGCGTTTGAGAAGCAAGCAATTACCTTAGATGGACTTTCTAAGGATGATATGTTGGAAATAAAGTCCTGTATTGATTGTATGTTATTTGAGGAGGAAAACGATGGCACTATCAAAATCAGTTGAAGAAAATTTAAAAGATGCAGAACAATCTTTGAGAGCAGCACTGGCATTTGCGGCACGACAAGAACGACCTATGGTATGTTTGGTGATTTCTGATATGATTAGTCGTATTGAATCAGTTCAAAATACTGATTCAATTCTGGATAAACTGGAAAACCGTAAATTCGGTGATACTGGATTTTTCGGAACCATATTTGGAGCAGATGATGACCGAACCTAATACTGAAGAAAATCCTCTAATAAGTCCAGAAGAATTACAAAAACCAAATACTCTAGGGGAGAGTTTGAAAGAATGGTGGGACTCTGATGCCTGCAAAGAAATGCAAAAGGCAAATGAAGAAGCAAAGCAACGAGCAGTAGGTAAGTACTTTATGCTCTCTGAGTCTGATAAACTTGATATGGTTCAGGCAATCTGCTATATTATGTGTAAGGCAGAAAGTGAAGGAACCAGTCACAGAGGACTGCAAGATGCTTTGGGAATCTATCCTACTGGTTTCTGGGTGGATCACCTTATGGAGGTTCATAATGCCCTGTGGTCTTATTATCACGATCAAAAGCAAGAAAAAGAACTCAAAGATGATTTGGATGCTTTAGATGAATTTATCGAAAACAAAAGAGAATGTTAAATTTCTACATAATATAAAGGATTTGTGTTAGAATCCTAACATTCTTATTAAACCTATGACACTTCCCAAAACAAACTCAGAATATCTCAGTCAAGAAGAGTGGAGAGAACTGAATGCTCTGAGAGAAGCAATTAATTACGATCCAAGTCAAGTATGCCCCCAAAAGATGGAGGAATTTACTGCATTATTTGTAAGGTCTCTCTATGGTAAAGGAAACTTTGTATCTTCACAAACAAAATAAATATTGTATCTAATTTACCGAGTATTATGAGTACAATCGATCAGCATATTGAAAAGGATAAGAAAGTTCTTGATGATCCTACAATCTCCCCACAAACCCGCAGACACACAGCAGAAGAACTACAGGCATTAGAATCATATAAAGAACATCATCCAGAAGATTCTCACGATCCAACACCACTTGAATTGTATTGTGATTCCCATCCTGATGCACTAGAATGTAGAATGTATGATGATTGATTGTGAGGGGGTTGACAACCCTCTTTTTTATGTTATAGTTGTATTCATATATTGGGATATGATGATTAAATCTCCATTAAAGTGGGCAGGAAATAAGTTTAGGGTCCTGCCCCATCTTTTACCTCTAATTGGAACTCCCACCAGATATTGTGAGCCTTTTGGTGGAAGTCTGTCTGTAGCACTAAATGTACATGCAGATGAATATATTCTGAATGATATTAATTCGGATTTGTATTTTCTTTACACAAATATTGATATTGAGTTTGTATCTGACTGTACCCAGATATTTGTTGATGATAATAATAGCAGACAAAAGTATATTGAAATGAGAAATCGGTTTAATTCTGAAACTGATGCCAGAGAGCGAGCTAAACTGTTCCTGTACTTGAATAAACACGCCTTTAATGGTCTTTGTCGTTATAATTCCAAGAATGAGTTTAATGTTCCCTATGGTAAAGAGAATAAGAACTCAAAGACTGGGAAGATAGAAAATACAAAGGCACACTTTCCTGAAAAAGAAATGTTGGACTTTATTGCCACATTTAATAATAGATGTGTTGAGTTCACCAATACCACATTCTCTAACGAATTGCTGTATGAATCTTTAGGCGAAGGTGATGTTGTTTACTTTGACCCTCCATATGTTCCTGCATCTGAGACTTCTAACTTTACCAATTATGCAACAGATGGATTTACTCACGAACAGCAGATTGAATTGAGAGATTTAGCAGAAACTCTGGTAAATCGTGGAATTAAAGTGATACTTTCTAATCACGATGTTCCCGTTACAAGAGAACTTTATAAAAATGCCGAAATCCATTCAATTCAGGTGTCAAGGTCCATTTCTGCAAACAGTTCTAGCAGAAAAAAGGCAAATGAACTGATTGCCGTGTGGCAGTCCTGAAACTGACACAAGACCCCCCTTGACTTTGGTTGATGGAGGGTCTATAATATGGGAGTCAAACATCAAACCCTCCACGTAGAGGATTTTTAAAAAATGACACTCGCTAACATTACTGAAAACGTTGTTGGTCTCTTGACCGAACAGTTTGAGAAGGGGCAGGGGTTAACTGCTGTTCCTCTGAAAAATTACTCTGGTCCTGCACTTGAAACCTGGTCTGAGTTTGCTCTCAGTTCTGTGATTACTCTTTTGAAGGAAGAGTTTCCTGAGACCGAGATTGAGCATAGTAAAGACTATATCAAATCTGATTTCAAGGGATTTGGTAAGGAACGTCTTGATCAGCACGTTAAGGTAAATGGTAAGTATGCCTATCTTCAGGAAGACCGTGCTTGGGTTGACAAACCCTTCTATACTCTTAAGCGAGCAGTTATTCGCAACATCATTATGTCTTGTGCAGAACAACTGTACCCTGACTGTAAGTTTGGTGTTGTTGGATATTGCATCGACATTCGTGAGGATTTGGTCAACACTTGCAACTACACTCAAGGTTACGGTGATCGTATCCAGATGTTCTCCCTTACTGGTCGTCGTCGTTCTAAGAAAGTGAACGGCAAAGCAGTAAACTGGTATGAAACTGGTTTTAATCAAGAGACTGTAGTAAACTATCTCAATTATG